GTGCACAATCAGACGCCGGAGGAGATCAGGCGCGTCGCTAATAGCTGGGCGTTCTGGGCGCGCGATGAACAGAAACCGCCACCGGGCGACTGGCGCATCTGGCTGTTTCTGGGCGGCCGGGGGGCGGGCAAGACCCGCGCCGGGGCCGAATGGATACGCGCACAGGTGATAGCGGGACGCAGGCGGATCGCGCTGGTGGCGCCGACCTTTTCCGATGTGCGCGAGGTGATGGTGTCCGGCCCGTCAGGCTTTCTCAATATCGGCGAGGCGGACGAACGCCCCCGCTATGAGGCCAGCCGGCATCGTTTGATCTGGCCGAACGGAGCGGAAGCCCATGGCTTCTCCTCCGAAGATCCGGACGGCTTGCGCGGGCCGCAATTTGATTGCGCCTGGGTGGATGAGTTCGCCGCCTGGACCCGCCCGCAGGAGACGCTCGACATGCTGGGGCTGGGGCTTCGGCTGGGTGAAGATCCCAGACTGATGATCACGACGACTCCCAGGCCCATACCGGCGTTGAAGGCGCTGCTCAAACAAGCTGGCGTGGTCATGACCCATGCGGCCACACAGGCGAACGCCGCCAATCTGGCGCCGGGCTTTGTCGCCGCGATGACGGATCGCTATGGCGCCTCGCGGCTGGCCCGGCAGGAGCTTGAGGGCGTTCTGATCGATGATCCTGACGGCGCCTTGTGGACGCGGGACCTGATCGATCAGGCGCTGGGTCTGCCCGCCTTTGAGCCTGAACGCGTCGTGGTGGCGGTCGATCCGCCAGCGAGCGCAACGGGAGATGAATGCGGGATCATCGCGGCGGGCGTCGCGGGTTTGGGCCGGGACGCCCGGCTTGTTGTCCTCAAGGATATGAGCCTGCAAGCTCGGCCTGAAGTCTGGGCGGCAAGAGTGGCCGAAGCCTTTGACGCGGTGGATGCGGACTGGGTGGTGGCCGAAGCCAATCAGGGCGGGGACATGGTCCGCGCCGTGTTGCAGGCCGCAGCGCCCGACCTGCCGATCAGGCTGGTGCATGCGAGCCGCGGCAAGCGGGCAAGAGCCGAACCCGTCGCCGCGCTCTACGCCAGGGGCCGGGTGCGCCATGCCGGGCGGCTCCCGGCATTGGAAGACCAGATGTGCGCCTTTGGCGCGCCCGATCAACACGGCAGCCCGGACCGAGTGGATGCGCTGGTCTGGGCCATCGCCGCCCTGACCCCACAGGCCGCCAGCCCCAGGCTGCGGCGGCTTTAAACCAACAGGAGAACGCCATGCTCAAGCAATGGCTGGGTCTCGGTCGCAAGGCGGCCGGGCGAACCCTTGCGCTCGGCTTCGGAACGGGGGCGAGCTGGAGCCCGCGCGGCTATGCCGCTTTCGCGACCGAGGGCTATGCCCGCAACGCCGTCGCCCATCGCTGCGTCCGGCTGGTCGCTGAAGCGGTCGCCGCGACCTCGTTCAAGGCGGGTGAGGGCCGGGCGGGGGAGGCGGCCTTGGCGCTGCTGACTGCGCCAAACCCGGACCAGTCCGGTCCCGAACTGATCGACATGGTCCAGAGCCATCTTCAGGTGGCGGGCGATGCCTATCTGCATCTGACGGGTTTTGAGACCGGGGCGCCGTCGCTGTATGCGCTGCGGCCTGACCGGGTTCGGGTAATGACCGGGCCCAAGGGCTGGGCCGAGGGCTGGGAGTACCGCACTACGTCGGGCGCGGAAGTGTTTCAACGCGATCGCGCCTCGGGCCGCTCGCCCGTCCTGCATCTCAAGCGCTTTCACCCCACCGATGATCATTATGGCCTGTCGCCCATGGAGGCGGCGGCAAGGGCCGTCGATGTCCACGCGGCGGGCGGCGCCTGGGCGAAAGCATTGCTCGATAACGCCGCACGGCCCTCTGGCGCGCTGGTGGTGAAGACCGGAAGCGACGGGCAGGGGCGTTTGACGCCCGATCAGTTCGAGCGCCTGAAGGGGGAGCTTGAGAGCCTGTACACCGGCGCCGAGAACGCCGGGCGGCCCCTGCTCTTGGAAGGCGGGCTTGATTGGAAGCCGATGGGGCATTCCCCCGCCGAGATGGATTTCATCGAGGCAAGGCGTGAGGCGGCGCGAGAAATCGCGCTGGCCTTCGGCGTGCCGCCCATGCTGCTGGGCCTTCCCGGCGACAACACCTATTCCAATTATCGCGAGGCCAATCAGGCGTTTTATCGCCAGACGGTGCTGCCGCTGGCGAAGAGTTGCGCTATGGCGCTCAATCGCTTTCTGGCGCCCTGGCTGGGCGAGGACCCGAAGCTCTGTGTGGATGAAGACGGCCTGCCCGCCTTCACCGACGAACGCGCGGCGCGCTGGGCCAGGGTGGCCTCGGCGGAGTTTCTAACCGACGACGAGAAGCGCAGCCTTCTGGGTCTGGCCCCGCATGGAGGCGATCAATGACCGAGACGTCACACACGATCAGTCCGTGGCGGCTCGATCGATCCATTACGCTGGGCGTCATCCTCGCTTTGACGCTTCAGACTGCGGGCGCCCTGATGTGGACCGGGGCGGCGAATGAGCGGCTCGATCAGCTTGAAACCCGCGCGGATGCGTCTGCGCCGGTGGCCGAGCGTCTGGCGCGGCTGGAAGCGCACGCGGCCTATTCCCGCGCCGCGCTCGAACGCATCGAGCGTCGGCTCGAAGAGGACTGAGGTCCGCCCCTTTTGACAATGGAGACGCCGATGCAGGCGCTGAAGCGCTCTGGCGAGACGCTGGAGGTGGCGGGCTATGCCAGCCTGTTTGATATCGAGGATCAGGGCGGCGATCTCGTCCGCGCCGGGGCCTTTGCAGAGGGGCTCAAGGCGCGCGGTCCGAACGGGGTGCGCATGCTGTTCCAGCATGACGCGACCGAACCCGTCGGGGTCTGGGACGAGATCGCCGAGGATGGCCGCGGGCTTTATGTCCGCGGCCGCATTCTGTCGACCGCCCCGCGCGGCAAGGCCGCTTTGGGGCTGGTGGCCGAGGGGGCTGTTGACGGCCTCTCCATCGGATTTCGCACGATCCGCTCCGCGCCCCGACCGGGCGGCGGGCGCGATCTGCTTCAACTGGATCTGTGGGAGGTGTCGATCGTGACCTTCCCCATGCTGGCTCAGGCGCGGTTGCGCGTTGTGGAGCCTTCCAAGGCGCGGCTGTCCGCGTCGGCGGCCTGACCGCCTTTTCCTTCCCAGTCAGAAAGGACACTCATGAGCCGGGAAACCAAGATGGCGGTTCCCTCCGCCGAGACGCGCGCCGCCATGGCCGACATGCTGGCCGCGTTCGAACACTTCAAAGAGGCCAATGACCAGCGGCTGGATGCGCTGGAATCCAAGACCGGCGCGGATCCGCTGATCACCGAGAAGGTGAACCGCATCGACGCCGCGCTCGATGAAGCCAAATCGCGTCTGGATCGTCTGAGCCGGGAAGCGGCGAGGCCGGACCTGTCCGGCGCCTCGATCAAGAGCACGGGCTGGGGCGATTTCCTGCGCACCGGGTCTGCGTCGGCGCTCGATCTCAAGGCGCTGTCGGGGCAGTCGGGCGCGACGGGGGGCCATGTGGCGCCGGCGGAGCTGGAAACCCGCATTGAACGCCTGATCCGCGAGGTGAGCCCGATCCGCTCCATCGCCACGGTGAAGCAGACGACATCGCATACCTTCCGCAAACCTGTCAGCGCGGGCGGCGCGACCGGCGCCTGGGCGGCTGAGACGGCGAGCCGGCCTGAAACGGACGCCTCCGCGCTGGAGCTTCTGGAGTTCCCGACAGCCGAGCTCTACGCCATGCCCGCCGCCACCCCGGCGATCCTCGATGATGCGCTGGTGGATCTCGAGCAATGGCTGGCCGAGGAAGTGCGTGACGTGTTCGCCGAAGCCGAGGGCCGGGCGTTTGTGTTGGGCGATGGCGTGAACAAGCCGCGCGGCTTTCTCGATTATGAGGTCGCGGCAGTCGGTTCGGAGAGCTGGGGCAAGCTGGGCTTTGTCGCCACGGGCGTGTCGGGCGGCTTCTCCGCCTCTGACCCGGCGGATGCGCTGATTGATCTCATCTATGCGCCCAAGACCAGCTATCGCGCCAAGGGAAGGTTCGTGATGAACCGCGCCACGGTGTCCGCCGTGCGCAAGTTCAAGGATGCGGACGGGCAATATATCTGGCAGCCCGCCCAGAGCGCGGGCCAGTCCGCCAGCCTGATGGGCTATCCCGTCACCGAGGCCGAGGACATGCCCGATATCGGCGCCAACAGCTTCTCGATTGCGTTCGGTGATTTCGAGCGCGGCTATCTGGTGGTGGACCGCCAGGGTGTTCAGGTGCTGCGCGATCCCTATTCCGCCAAGCCTTACGTTCTCTTCTACACCACCCGCCGCGTCGGCGGCGGCGTGCAGGATTTCGACGCGATCAAGCTCCTGAAATTCGCCGCCTGATCAAACCCTCTCTCCCCACCTCAAAGCCCCGGCCATAGCGCCGGGGCTTTGCTTTTTGAAAAGGAGGCGACGCGATGAGCCTGACGCGAACCACGCCGCCCGCGACCGAACCGGTCAGCGTGGAGGCGGCGAAAGCCTGGCTGCGGGTGAGCCATTCCGAGGATGACGCCCTGATCGCCGATCTGATCGAAAGCGCCTGCGAGCATGTCGAAACCCGGACCGGGCTGGCGCTGATCACCCAGAGCTGGCGCGAGCGGCTGGAGGACTGGCCGCGGGACCGGTTGAGCGCATCGGGGCTGGCGGTTCAGCTCAAGCGGGCGCCGCTGATCAGCGTCGAGGCGGTCAGGGTGCGAGGCCGTAACGGCGACCTGACCGACTGGAATTCTGCGGAATACCGGGTGGAGACGGGTGAGCCGGGACGGCTGGTGGCCCTCCTGCCTTTTGCTTTGCCCCGGCCGGATATTCGAGCTGGCGGCATCGAGATCGACTTCACCGCCGGCTATGGCGAAACGCCGGACGAGGTTCCCGCGCCCTTGCGCGCGGCGATCCTGCATCTGGTCGCGGCGAGCTATGGCGCGGACCGGGGCGAGGGCGGCGAGAGCCCGCCTGCGCCGGACATGGTCGACCGTCTGCTCGCGCCGTTTGAACGGGTGCGGCTATGAGCGCGGAAGCCGCCTTCCAGAGCGGACTTCTGGACCATTTTCTCGCGGATGCAGGCGTGGCGACGGTCCTCGGCGAGCGGGTGTTTGACCTGCCGCGCTCGGGCGTGCGCTATCCTTTCCTTTATCTGGGACGCGTGGAAAGTGAGGCCGCGGACGCCAGCGAAACCAGCCTGATCGAATTGCGCCAGACCCTTCTGATAAGGGGCCGACGCGATGACGCCGAGGCGATCAAACAGGCGCTGGGCGCGATCCGCACGGCGCTCGATACGGCGTCCCTGGCGCTGGAGCCGCCCCATACGGCGATCCATGCGCGGGTCGTCTACGCCGATCTGTTCTCAACGTCTGACAGCCGCGTGATGCAGGGGCTGGCGCGGGTGAGGGCGCTACTTCAAACTCAAGGAGACAGGCCATGACGGCGCAGGCGGGCAAGGGTGTCTTGCTGAAAATCGGCGATGGCGGATCGCCCGAAACGTTCACGAGTCTCGCGGGTTTACGGGCGAAAACGCTTTCCCTGAACGCGCGGGCGGTGGATGTCACCCATGCCGACAGTCCGGGGCGCTGGCGTGAATTGCTGGACGGCGCCGGGGTGCGTCAGGCGGCGATTTCGGGCGCGGGGATATTCGTGGACAGCGCGGCGGACGAGACGGTGCGCGGCGTGTTCTTTGATCAGGCCCGGCGCAGCTTTCAGGTGATCGTGCCGGATTTCGGCGTCATCGAAGGCCCGTTCCTGGTCACGGCGCTGGAATATTCCGGCCGTCATGACGGCGAGGCGAGCTATTCGATCTCACTCAGCTCCGCCGGCGCGCTGAGCTTTGCGCCGTTATGAATTGCGATCCTCGATCTCGCGCTGGCGCCGATGGTCCTCAAGATCATTGAGGCAGGCGCGATAGGCGTCGGGATTGCGCAATTCCTCGCATTCATCCTCATAGCGCTCGTCATAGACCTCTTCGAACACGCTTTCACAGCCGCACAGAACAAGCGGCGAGGCGAGGGCGAGGAGGGCGAGAGCGCGGCGCATGGGTCATCCTTGAGCTGGGATCCTGCGCCGAGACTAAACCCGAACTCTGGGGCTTTCACATGACAATCTCTCAACCTGGAACTGTCTCGGCCCGTTTGGGCGAGACGACGGTTCAATTGCGCCTGTCGCTCGCGGCCCTGATGGAGATCGAGCATGTGCTGGATGTTGACGGCATGGAGGCGCTGGCGGCGCGGTTCCGTGCCCTGACGGCGACGGATCTGACGGCGGTCCTGACCGCGGTATTGCGGGCGGGCGGTCACGCAGAAGCCGACGTGCTGGCGCAGTCCGTGGCGCCGGCGGAAGCCGCGCAGGCGGTCCTGGCCTGTTTTGAGGCGAACCTCAAATGAGCCCGCACTGGCGGGGCTGGTTCGCGCTGGGGGTGCTGCGCTTCGGGCTGAACCCGGAGCTGTTCTGGCGCCTGTCGGTTCTTGAGTGGCGGGCGCTGTGCGCAGCTCTGGCGCCGGGCGCCCTGCCGCCGCCGGACCGGAGTGTGCTCGACACGCTGATGCGGCGTTATCCCGATGGAGCGAAACATGACCGACACCTTTGATCTGTCCGAGCTGGCCTCCGGCGCCAGCGCGGCGCGCAGCGAACTTAAAGAGACGGCGCGCGAAGGGACGCTGGCGGCGCACGCCCTGTCAGAGGCGTTTGAGAGCGCCGGGCGGGACATCGCCAACAGCCTTGAAGGGGCGGCGCGGTCGGGCGAATTGAGCTTTTCCGCGCTGGCTGAACAGATCGCCCAGAGCTTTGCGCAGATCGCACTCGATCAGTTCGTGCTGCAGCCCGTCTCCGGGCTTCTGGGGAATGCGGCGAGCCTTCTGGGCGGGGTGCTGGGCCAGCGCGCCGAGGGCGGGCCGGTGCTGGCGGGCGAGCGCTATCTGGTCGGCGAGCGGGGACCGGAGGTGTTCACGCCGAGCCAGTCCGGAGCGATTTCAGCTCTCGGCGCGGCGCCGATCTCGATCACCATCAACACCCAGGGCGGACCGCTTGAGAGCGTACGGCGCTCTGAAAGCCAGATCGCGGCGGCGGTGGCGCGGGCGGTGCAACGCGGAGGGCGCCAGCTATGAGCGGGTTTCACGATGTGCGATTCCCGCTCTCGATCGGGCTTAATGCGCGCGGCGGGCCGGAGCGGCGCACTGAGATCGTCACGCTCAATTCGGGCCGTGAGGAGCGCAACGCCGTCTGGCGCGATTCCCGGCGGCGCTGGGATGCGGCGCCGGGGGTGAGGTCGCAGGCGGATCTGGCCAGGCTTGTCGCCTTCTTCGAGGCGCGGCGAGGCCGGCTTCATGCGTTCCGCTTCACCGATCCGTTCGATCACAGCTCGGGGCCGAGCGGTCAGGCGCCCGGACCGTTCGATCAGGGGATCGGGACCGGGGATGGCGCCCGTACGCGCTTTCAGCTGTCCAAGGCCTATGGCGATGCGGCCAACGCCTGGCGGCGTCCGATCACCCATCCACAGCCTGACAGCCTGCGCGTGGCGGTGGACGGCGTGGAGACCGGTTTCGGGCTGGAGCCGGATGGCTGGATTGTCTTCGCAGCGCCGCCCGCCGACGGCGCCCTGATCACCGCGGGGTTTCGCTTTGACGTGCCGACCCGGTTCGACGTCGACCAGATCGAGGCGAGTCTGGAAGGCGGCGGCGCCCTGATTGCGTCGGTCCCCTTGCTGGAAGTCCGGCTTTAG